GGAAGTCGCTGGCGGGTGTGATGGTGATGGTGTCGTTCGGCGTCTGGCCTTCCATGTATGCCTCGTCGTAGACTACCAGCTTGCCGTCGTAGACCAGAAACGCCGCGCCCTCGAGGATACAGCGCTGCTGGAAGAAGGCGAAGTCCGGGAGGCTGTTCTGCTCGACGTAGTCATAGGTCTGGTCAGTGACGCCGAAGGTCTGAAGAGTCAGGCCGTGCCGGCCGGCGATCTCCTGCGCCAGTTGCAGGAACTTGACCTTCTCCCACGCCTTGCTCCGCTTGTCTTTCACAGATTGCGGCATGGAGTAGGCCCGCAGGGTCACGATGCCGGACTCCGGCACGACGCTCTCGACGAACATTTTGCCGGTTTTGGCCGCTCCGTCCTCGATGGCGATGGTGTCGCCCTTCTTGGGGTTCCATGTGTCCCACAGTTGGCGGGTGTCATTCAGCTTCAGCAGTAGCTCGTCGCTCTGCTTCTCAGCGTACATATCGTGATAGCAGCGGTGGACGCTGATGTCAGGGTAGATGTCGACGCCTTGGTATAAGATTTTCACATGGATCACCTCCTCCACGGGGGCAGCGTGTCGGGTGTGGTTACGGTCACGACGATCGGGATCCGCACCAGCTCGCCGCCCTCGAAGATCAGGACGTCGCAGAGGTCGGGGTTGGCGGTGATGATGGTGCTCGCCATGCGCTCCTCGTTATAGGCAGCCAGCGCGATGCTGTCAAAAGTGTCGCCGCCCTGTGCGGTGTACTCAATAAAGCCGACTGTCTGCTGTGACATAGGCGCCGCCCTCCCTTCTGCTTAGTGCTTCGAGAACGAAGTCAATGAACTCAGGCTCCAGCTCGCGCAGCTTGCGGATCAGGGCGTCCTCGTCGGTGTCGCCTTCGATCTTGATCTGCGGGGAGAAGGAGAGCCCGCTCAGGTCGTAGACCACGGACGTGCTCGAACTTCCGCTCAGCAGCTCGTAGTCGCTCTCGTTGGACGCACCGAGCATTTGCCCGGCCTTGGCCCAGTATTCGAGGTTTTCGCTGCGGTATGCAGGGTTGAAGCTGATGACCGCCTCAGTTGGGTAGCGCGGATCTTCGCCAGCGATGCTGATGCCGTTGGTGAAGCCACCGGCTGCGTACCCGTTGACGGACTCAGCCGCAGATGTGTCGGCGCCGCCTCCAAAAATAAGGTTGACGAGCCATCCAAGTCCGCTGGCGATCCAACCGACGACCTTTGCAATGGCACCGATGATAATGCCGAGGACGTCGCCGATCACTTTCAGAATAGGCCCCAGCGGCTCGAGCACTGCGCTGATCGCTTGCAGGATCGGAGACAGTAGGGGCAGCAGCGAATTGACCAGCATCATGATCGGCTCCATGAGGGGCAAGACCACGTCGTTGACGAGCTGCAATAACAGATCCAGCAGCGGCATGACCGTCGGAAGAAGTGTGGCGATCAAATTAGCGATGACGGGCAACAAAATGTTGGCGATCTGCGTGATCATAGGCAGTACAGTGGTTAACAATGAGGCGATAGGAGGCAAAATTGCCTCGACGATCTGCATCAGTGGTGGGAGTAGCGTCTGAATCAGATTGAGTAGCGGCGGGAGCAGGGTGCTCATGAGCTGCGTCAGGATCGGCAGCAGATCAGCCGCGAGATGAGAGATCAGCGGCAGCACGTCCTCGAGAGCGTCAGCCGCCCCCATGAGGAACTCCTCGACAAAAGGCGCCGCAGCCTCGACCGCGTCGCTGATGACCGGGACGATCTGCTCCATGAGCTTTTGCAGCACGGGCATGAACTTGTTGAGGCCGTCGAACACGGTGTTTGCCATCGGCTTCAGGGCGACCTCGAGCCCCTGCTTCATGATCTGAAGCCGCTCGGCGAAGTCATAGGTGTCGTCGGCCGCTCCGGCGATGGTCTCGCCGTTTTCCTGCAAGCTGGCCGTTAGATCCTCGACGGCCAGAGAGCCGTCCCGGATAGCTGCGGCCATTGTAGAGCCCGCCCTTGTACCGAATATCTCCGACGCGATGCTGGCGGCCTCTGTTGCCGTGCCTGCATTTTTGATCTTCTCGTAGTACATGGCGAGACCGTCGCTGGCGCTGATGCCCTCCTTGGCAAGTGCAGTGACGCTCTTTTTCATAGCTCCGAGTACTTCCTCGGTGTTGACGCCGGCCTTGTCGAGCTGACCCATGAGGGCACTCGCCGTCTCAAAGGAATAGCCCATCTCCTGAAGCTGCGGGCCAAACTTCTGCATATTGGTCATGAGGTCAGTGAAGCCCATGCCGGTGCTCTGGCTAACCTTGAAGATGTAGTCCATCGCGCCGCCCATGTTGTCGGCGTCAATGTTCCACTGTTGGAAGGCTTGGCTCGACTCCTCGATCACGCCGCCGAGGTCGTCTCCGAGCATATCGCTCACTTGTATGGCCTGCTTGGAGATCTCCTGAAGCTGCGGGCCGGTCAGGCCGAGCCGGGTGTTATAGTCTGCGATGGCTTTGCTGGCGTCCTCCATAGTGGTCGGTACGCTCTTGTAGACCTCGTCGAAGTCATCGAGAAGGCCATCCAGAGCGTCGCCGGTCGCGCCGGTGCCGATGCGGATGGTGTCGGCTGCTTCGTCGAACTGACCACCGAGATCCTTCAGGTACTTGCCGGCCTCCACCACGGCCTTGCCAGTGGCGACCGCGATGCCGCCGACGGCGGCACCCACGGCGAGAGCTTTCACGTTCAGGCCGCTGATCTTTTTCTGCGCGGACTCGATCGCCTTCCCGAGTGAGGGGTCGATGCTGCCGGCCAGATTGACGACCGCCTGAAGCTCTTTCCCTCTTCCTGCCATGTGTGTCACCTTCTCCTGATGTGCGGCTTTTTAATGGTCAGCGCCGGGTGGCGCTTCGCCTGTTGCTTGGCTTCTTCCACGGCCTCGCCGTATTCCGTCAGGAAGTCGGTCAGCCTTCGCTCTCCGATGTCTCGGACTGAGGTGTGGAAGGCTCGGGCGTAGTCTCGGATTGCTCGCCGGAGCTGCTTTGGCTGGAGGGTTCCTCCGACCTCCCGGAAATAAAATCCCGGCCGATCCTCATGACCTTCATGACGTCGTGGCCATGGATGCGCTCGAGGTCGCTCATGTCGATCTCGGGGTTGACGGCGATGATGGCCTCGAAGCCGAGGTAGAGGTGCAGACCGTAGTCCAGCTCGGCCGCGCCGGCCGCGTTGCCGGTCTTGGATCCGCTGGCGGTCAGCTTGCGGGTGTCGGCTTCGGCGAACATTTGCGCGGTGATCTCATTCGCGTCGTAGGTCAGCTCGGTGCGCTTTTTGTTGTTGATGGTCAGCGGGTTGCTTAGTGTGATCTTGTTCTTCATGGGATACTCCTTTCCGAAAATAAGAGCCACCCCGAAGTGGGGCGGCCCTGTCTGTTATAGCAGGCTGCAGATCTGCTTGTAGTAGTCCTTGCCGCCGACGCGGAGGATCTGGTTGAGCTGGTCGATCAGCCAGTATTCCGTCCCATCGACGAAAAGCTGGTAGCGGCTGACCGCATAGCCCAGCTCGTTCTCGCTCTGGCTGCCGGGATCCACGGACAGGCCGGGGATCGTCTTGGTCACGACGCGGAGGAACGCCTTGCAGCCGACGGTCTTGGTGGAGCCGTCTGCCTTCTTGACGTCCTGCACCCATCTGAACTCGAGCGTTCTGCTGTCGAGAGAGGCCATAGAGCGCAGGCCCATGTCGGTGCCGACCTTGTTGACGGTCGCCTCCATAGCCTCGATCTGGCCGATGATCGGCAGCGTCAGGGTGCCCATCGCCTTGAAGTCGGCAGTCAGGAGCGTGATGGCCGGCAGCGTGATGGTCACGTCCTTGGCGACCAGTTTGCCGGCGTCGTACACGGTGTCAGCCAGTACGGGGCCGTTGAGGTCGATCCATGCCATTACTCCTCACCTCCTTCGTAGTAGACGGAGAAGCCGGCGTCGGTGTATGCGACGTAGACGCTGGCACTCTTGAGCGGAGGCGTCGGGGTGACGTTGATGTCCCACCTGAAGTCTCCGTTCATGATGTCGGTGGTGCTGTTCTCGCTCTCGAGGAACAGGATCTTCGGCTCGCCGATCAGGGCGCCCATGCTGACGTAGCCGTCGAGCTTCTCCTGCTCGCGGTTGATGATCTGATCCTTCAGCGCTCTGGTCATGGGTTCGTCGATCTTCGGGCTCCACTCGCGCTGGAAAATGTTGGTGATGTGCATGAGCATACGCATGGAGACGTCGAAGATGGCGCGGGGGTCTACTTCGGCGCCGTAGGTGTATGCAGCGGTGTGATCGCCCCACAGCACCCACTCACCAGCCCATGCCACGACGGTGCTGATGCCCTTCTGCGTGAGCTCCTTGCCGGTCTGCTGGTCGAAGCCGCGGTTCTTGGAGTTGGCTCCAAAATACTGCTTGATGACCGGCACGGCCTTGTTGCCGCAGGTCTCCATCGGGACGCTGTTGTGGCTGAAGTCGGCACGCATGAGCTCGACCGCTGCCAGCGTGCTGAGGTGGTAGTTGTTGCCGAGGTTGTCGGTGGCCTGCGGCCAGAATACCTTCGAGCGCTCGCTGGCGAAGGCGTTGTTCTTCTTCCACGCGATGGCCTTCTCGATGGTGTCGACGGCCTGTGCGTCGCCGTCCACCAGAGGCAGGTCAGCGAGGACGAAGGCGTCCCAGTGGCCGTTGATCTTCTGGCTGGCTGCGATCATAGCGTTGTAGACCGCAGGGCTGTGGCTCCAGCCGGGTGCGACGATCAGGTTGATGACCGCGTACTGGTCAGGATAGAGCAGGGCGATGGAGCTGAGGCCGCTATACTCGCCGGATGCGGTGACGCCGCCGATGATCTCGTCGTCGCCGATCTCGCTGTCGTCCACCTCGTAGAAGGTGGCCGTCAGGTTGCCGGTGAGCTGCGCGTCCTCCTTCAGGCTGGTGATGATGACCGTGCCCTTGGTGAAGTTGTAGTCCACGGCATAGTCCTCACCCTCGACGTAGTTGCCGGCTCTGTCGCCAGCCTTGGCAATGGTCAGGGTGTCGAGGATGATGGTGGAGCTGGCGAACTCGGCGCGGCCGCCTGCGAAGCTCAGGGGCGCGGTCGTCTGCGCATCCTTTCTGTGTTTGCCGGCAGCGGGATCCAGCACGTTGATGACGTAGATCGGGCCGATGTTGCCGAGGGTGTTGTTGAAGTGCGCGTTCATGACTTCGCAGAGGGTGAAGGTGCCCCAGTCGGCCGCATACCCGAGCTTTTTCTGCGCGTCGATCAGGTTGCTGATCTTTACGGGCTCGTTAATGATGCCGGCCTTGTCATAGCCGCGCACGAGGTTGACAGGCGCGGTGCCGATATAGATCGGCGTGGTGCCCGCCTGCACGGCGCTCTGTGCCACGGTCTCGCCGATGTGGCCGTATGCGCCGTAAAGGTATTCGTTTGCCATCTGCTTTTCCTCCTTCGTATAAAATTAGAGCAGCCGGAGGGGCTGCTCTTAAAGCAGGTGTTGGTAGCTCATAGGGCTGCGGGTCAGGGTTTCCTCAAGGGACAGCTCCACCCATGCAAACCAGTACGGGTAGAAGTCGGGGACGGCGTCCTGCTCGGCCACAGGGCCGAAGGTAATGCCGTTCTCTTTCATGACGCGCAGGTCTCCGATGTACTCGGCGTTTTCGATCAGTCTGAGCGCCGTGTCCACAAAATTCCATGCGTCACGCCAGCCCTCGCCGTTCTTCTGGAAGAAGTCGTCGGCCGCCTCGCTGTTGTATTGCTGGATATAGGTGCCGCTGCCGTTGCCCTGCGGTAAATAGATGTCGGGCCCGTGGTAGCCGGGATCCCATGCAGAAAAGCAGAGCCGGATCTTGATGCCGCGGGTGTGTTCGATCAGGTCATCCTCCCCCTGGGCGAGCTGGACGCAGACCGAAGGGATCGGCGCCGCGATCTTTGGGGGCGTCCTGTCCTTGGACGGGACGAACAGGGAAAAGGCGGCCGGGTTCACCAGCTTGTAGGGGTAGGAGGCGTCTGTGGCGTTGTCGTCGGGGAGCTTCAGCTTTACCAGAGGGCATACCTCGGTATTCAGCCAGCCCCGGACGGTCTCGATGCTATTGACGATGGACACGGTGCAGCACCTCCTACATGCTCACAGTCTGTCCGAGAGCCACGGTTGCGATCTCCATGTCCTCGCTCCAGTCGTTGACGATGTACTCGCGGCCGTCGACGTTCAGGCCCTCGCCCGCCGGGCGACGGGCGGGCAGATCCTCGACCGCTGCATAAAGCAGCAGCGAGGACTCTGCGACGCTCAGCTCTTGCCCCCCTTGGCGCTCTTTCAGGGCTTGCTCGTCCAGCACGGCGATGATGGTCTTGCCTTCGACCTTGTGCTCCTCCCCGAACTCAGAGAGATCGAGGAAAACGCGGCGCCGGTCGTTGGCGACCATCTTCTTGAAGCTGAAGTCCATCAGACGGGATCAGCAGCGCCGAGCTGAGGGGGCTCCTCGTCATCGGTGCCGTCGTCATCAGGCTGGTCGGTCTTGGCGGCCTCAATGGCAGCGATGACGTCGGCCTTCTTGCGCATGGCAGAGGCGTCGACGCCGTAGGATGCGGCGATTTCCTTCAGCTCGTCGAGCTTTATGCCCTCGTTGTACTCAGGCAGGCCGTCCGCAGGTGGCTCGGTGCCTTCCTTGGGTTGGATGGGATCCTGCGGCGCGTTGGCGCCGGCCGGGTCGGGCGTGTTGGGATCCTCGGCCTGAGCGGGTGCTGCGTCGACGTATTTGGCGACGCCTTCCTTGACCAGACGGGCCTCCAGCTCGGGGTCGAACTGCTTGGGGCCGTCCTGATTGGTGATGGGGAGATCGGAAGAGCGTCGTGT